TATGGATTTACAGCCGTCATCAGAACTTCCGCAATCACTAGTATCTTCCGAAATATTAATACTGAGACTACTAGTGTAGCTTAAAGTTTCAGTTTTAGGGCAGTCCACACCGTCTAGTAATGGTAAAAAAGCTTTTTTATTATCAATATCAGATAAATTAAGAGCCCCCTGAGTAAAATCTGTTGGTAGTGTTAAGTTACCCACAGAAACGGGAGTGATATCTGCTGGATCCACATCCTGAACATCTAATAAATCAGCATCTTCTATTACTGGTGTGCCTGTTTGAGTAAGAGTAGCCAAACCAAACACCGTACTCGCACCACCACCAGCACATCCAGGCGAAGAAGAAAGATTACCACAACTGTCTGACGATATGGTAGCATCACCCACTGTGAGAGAAGCTGTCATTGATGTGTAATCTTTTGTCACCAATTCTTTCGGTGTTATAACAACCTTTTTCTGCTCAAGAGGTGTGGCATATATCTTATGTAGTTTTTTCTCAATTTCAGTTTTCTTGAGGTTTAGTTTTACACCACATCCATCCGGGCAGATATCATCGGCCGTAATATTATCCTCAAATGCTAAAAAGCTTTCACCACTTTCAGGAGTCGCACTGCTATCTTCGACAACTGTAAAATCAGAGAGTCCTGAATTAAAGGTAAAGTCAGTCGATAATGGATCTGGAGCTGGGACAGGAGTTCTTATCTCCGTCATTTTAATAGGTGGGCCAGAACTACTGCTTGTTGAAGCGGTCGCTGTAGAAATACAGACTGAACTTGGAGTGCCAACGCAGCCATCTCCGCCGCCATCTCCATCACCACTCCCACACCCACTCCAAACTACAAATTCTTTATACGGTTCGCCGTTTTCCAATTCGGTACCCGCAACATCCATTGGATCTTCTGCCTGAAATCCGACATCACCACCACCAACCCCACGATCCACTTTTGCACAAATAGCATACCATGGACAGTCACCACCAATGACTAAAACATCACCATGAGATACTTGATGCTCATTTGGATCTTCAGCCCGTTCTTCAGAAAATTTTACAAACTCTTCTTTTGCATTACCTATTGAAACAATGGTATCTCCATCGACATCCTCCAGCCAATGAACAATTACCTGTCGGGATTCTTCACTTCGGTCAAAAAGCTCAATAATTTCTAAACGATCAATATCACCCCGATTTTCAGCAACTTCAGAACCAAGTTCCTGAATCTGAGTTTCAATCTCACTTAACTTCTCAGCATTTAAATCGCTTGTAAAATCGCTCATGAGATAAACACCGTTTGGATTTTCCAAATTCTTTGATTTCCGTGGGAAAATATTGGTGCTATCGAAGAGCCGCCGGTCGAAGAGTAGTTACTTGAACGGTCGTAGTAGTGTGTCCAATCCATGCGGCCAGCGGTTCTCATAATTGGCTGACCTTGATATAGTGGGTAAGAAGCACCTTTTTGGTGAACATAATTAAATATGTAGGATTTCGCTGTTCCTTCGGCTACTTTTATATCTGCCCCATCAGCAATTTCATCAGCTTCCGTATAATTGCCATCACCATTCGGATTAGGATCACCCTCTTTTACACCAGTTCCTGTACCTGGAAAAAATACACCGTCGGTGGTATCGATTGCTTTCCATGTATTTGGCATAGCCTGTCGAAAGCTAGCGGTTCTACTATTTCCATCAATACCAACAAAATGAAAATCCATAGACACAGCGGAACCAAGTGTAGACCCACCACCATTAAATAAAGATGATAGTTCTTCTCCAGGATCTTCACCAACGACAAAAGAAATATATGTTTTATACACAACCTGAGAAGTTCCACCACTGGCCTTTTTCCCGAGTCGTAAAAGCTTAACACCATTATGATCAAAATCAAAATATGAAGGTGGTGCTGAAGAACCCCCGTTAGATTTCTTACCTTCTTTACTAGTCCAGTAATCAGTAACTGGCGCAGCCCATGACACGCTCCAAACATCAATCCCAGGATTTGATGAATCAACGGTAACGGTGGCACGGAGCCAACTTAAACTACCCAGGCCACTGGCGATATGGGCCAATGCTGAACCTAAAGATACATGAGGTTCAGAATGTATGCTTACAACAGGGATGTTACCAAATGAAACTCCGTTAGTTTCAATCATAGGAGGTTTTAATCCAAGAGGAGTGCTTCCAGCCTTTGAAAATAGACCGTAGCCCGTAGAAGTTGGTTCTGTAGCCTTAACTACTTCAGGAAGATAATCCCACGGATCATTCGAAGGAGTAGATGTATTATGTGGGTGATTAGCCCATTCAGTAGATCCATACCCAAGAGCATGCTCTGCTCGAATAACGGCATACTTTCTCTGCATTCTTCTCAAATCACCGCTTTCAGTAACAGATTCAGAACTCCAAGTATTTCGTATTTCAGTAAATTCGCGTACAAGATAAGCTTTATCCATTGAACCCTGAGATGGTTCAATTTGCTGATTTGTTAAAAGATGATCGGTGAACTCTTCATCCGCAGTTCCGACAGGTAAAAATAAAGGATTATTTGTATCCACAATCCCCACTTTACTAGCCCTCGGACCTTGGACTACATACCTACGAGCTACACGCTGAAACCCAGCCTGGTTATCTTTCGATACCTTAGGACGACCTAATGGCCGAATTGTCAGATCCCGAGCCATTACCAACCGACTCGTTTACCCAATCTCAGCGAGCCTTTATGTTTTTGAGGAGTGACCATTTGACGAAGCCGTTTTCTTGCTTCATCAGCCATACGAGCGATAAATTCTTTATTATCCCCATTATAGCGGGGATCAGAAAGTAATTTTCCCTGAGCCATTGGATACATAATATCCCAAACCAAATCGGATGGAATTCTTGGGGTGTCAGTATCAAGGCTTAATTCGGAGGGTACAATATTGGCAAAAAGCTCAACGGTGTACGCTTTTTCAGGAACAGGATATAGGTAGAACCTTGGAATTACTTCAGTATCCGTTCCATGATTACGGTTATCAATGTAGTACCAAATAGGTCTACCCTTTTCCGGTTCATTATCTTTGTAATGAGGAAAATTAAGACCGCGGCCAGAAGGTGCTCTAAAATCCCAAGAGAAAAGCGATCGGGCTCTTATTTCAGCTTCTGGCCCAGTCATTGGAGAAAGTGGGCCCTCTCCTACCAGAACAGGAATCTTATTAACCGAAGTTACTTCCTTAGATAAATCAGCACCCGCCTGATCGGCAGTGTATGACAGAGTAAACTTTTTCTCTGCCCACATTGGACGTTTACCATCAATCGGAGTATAGCATTCACGATACGCCTGATTAATATAAATACCAATGCGATCTTGATCGACTTGTGGAAGATCGGCGGCTGAATCAGCGCCGAGCATAGAAGAAAGCTGATCCTTTAGGGACAGATATGTAATCGCGGCCATGAAGCCATTTTATTCGCTAGAAACCGCTTCTGCGACCGGTTGGCTTTTAGCTTTTGGTTTTGACTTTGGACGAGATTTTGCACCAGCAGATGTGGGTGCTGCTTCTTCAGCCTCAGCTTTAGGGGTGTCAAGCCAAACAGAAAAGTACATGGTTCGGTAAATTCGACCCTGTGTCCTAAAAATATCATCCGCTTCTTTTTGGTCTTTCGGTTCATAAGCAAAATGCCTAATTTCCGGATCCCATAAGAAATTATATCTCATTTGAGACATGCCTTTTAGTCTAATATTGGGTGTTGCACCCATTTGATTACTTTTTCCAATTATTATTATTTTCATGATATAAAAAAGCCTCTCCCCCGCATACGCAGGAGAGAGGCCGAGGGTTTAATGGGAGGGGAAATTCCGAACCATTAGGTTTACTGGGTCAAAGAAAGACCAGGAACCTGACGAACAACTTCGATAAGTTGAACAGAAGGAATTCTGCCACGAGTGTCCTTGCGTGCGCCCATTCCGTAAACGGATTGAACACCAACAGCTGACAAGTGTGCTTCGTTTCCACTGTTCGCGAAATCGTCGTAATGGAAGATTTGCTCACCGTAGATTTTTCCTTTTGCGTAGTACATCGCGTCTTTACCCATGGCTAATGCATAACCGATTGGGGTTCCGAGTACGTTAGCTTGAACGAATAATGCACCAGCATTGAAAGCGTCACCGGTTTTAACATTACCGGTTAATCCGCCGTCACCGTTTACACGGTTCAATACTAAGCTTTCGGTTGTTGCCTGAGAGGTGTACTCGTACAATGCAACAGTTCCATCGGTATCTACACCAAGAATGTGGTGAGTTCCGGAATCGTTAACAAGGTCAACTCCTCCGCCACCAGGGATTCTGATAGACACACCACGGAAGTTTGCAACATAGTCACCGTCAGATCCACCGATAGTTACGGTAGAGTTACCCGCGTCAGCTATAGCTTCAAAAGCATAGAAGGTAGGAAGTAAAGGAGAACCTTGACGTCCACGAGCGGTGTCGATGAGAACATTGTGATTTGCGATGATGTTATTATCCCACTTAGCGTATGAACCGGAGAACAACTTGTTGTCTGCTCCACGCGCGTCAGCTTGGGTAATAGCTTCTAAGTAATCAGGATCTGAACGTAATGGGCGTAAGCAAGCGTCAGGAGCGAAGAATAAGTAACCAGGAATTTCTTGGTTCTCGTCTCCACCAGTGTTCATTGGCTCACCACCGTTAGCGATAAGAGCTTGTTTAGCTTCCTGAATGATGTCGGTACTTAATCCGTCAACATATTTAAGGTCACCAGATGCTCCAGTTCCGTATCCGCTAAGCGTGTTAGATGCACCTTTAGCAGCACAAATTTGACGAAGAGCGTATTGGATTTGATCCTGCTCGGTACGGCTCATCCATTCGGACATGACTTCAGCTGAAAGCTGGTCAATTGTCTTACCGGTGAATCTCATGAGCTTAAGAACTTGTGTCCAAGAAACTGCATGACGAACGAGGTCAACCTCAATGCTGAATGTTCCGAAATCAAGAGTATCGGTAGCGTTCTTGAGAATTTCTTCCCCACGAACACCTTGTCCTCTGATAGGAGCAACAGTAGTGAATGTTACTTTGTCTGATCCGCCTGCGCTAAGATCGCGTTTTTCTGTGATTGGTTTACCGCTCCCTTCGCCGCCGATGAACTTTGCAAATACGTTTTTTTCCCGAGCGTCGCGAGATACGAGCTCAGACCAAAGACGTGAACGCAAGTCTGAATTAGCGTCACCTTTAAGAAGGTCACCGTAGGAGTTAGTGTTTGTTAAGAGATCAACATTAGTCAAGTTACCGCTTCCGAAAGTATCAGTTTGGGAAGGAGCACTCGCTGGAGTTGTGAATTTTGTAGCCATTTTATTTAATTATTTGAGATTAGGATTGTTGCTCCTATTACCTCAGTGGCTGTGCTCCTCCAGGATTTCCAAGCAGAGCATAGATATCATCTTTGTTCATATTAGGAAGCTGTTGGATTAAGCCGTCCGGGGTGATCGGAGCGTTTACAGGTTGTGCCGTAGTTCCTGTCGTCAAGACCTTTGCCTGAGTTCCCATCTGTGGTGCCTGCGGCTGAGGGGCAACGGCTTGAGGCTGTTGCGCAACTACCGGTGGAGGCGATACTGATGCGAATTCGTTGGCGAGTAATTCAGGCCATTTTGGCGAATCAAAAACTGCGGCGTAGTCGGGGTCGGACTGAGCTTGTGAAACATAATCATCGAACTGCTTACGATAGACCGAAGCCTTATCCTGCAATGCGGGGAATCTTTCATAAACTCTGTCTCTACTCTCCATCGCTTTACTCCGATGGGTCTGATAAACTTGCTGACTCTGAGCCTCTTCCATTTGCTGTTTACGGAGAGTCAAGGTTTGCACTTCGAGTTCCTTTTTCATGATCTCACGCTGAAGACGTAATGCTTCGGTGGTCTCAAGATCCTCTGCTGCTTTCTCGACTTTTCCTTCAAGCTCCATGATAGTAGCTCGTATGTCGTCTGCTTGTTTATCAATGCCTTGAATAGGATCGGGCTCGGACGCCTCGACTTGTTCCTGGGGCTGATAAGTTGTTTGGGAAGATGGTTGAACATCCTGACCGTAAATTACACGGGAGGCGTCAGCAAAGGATCCGCTAAAGCCCTCAGACCGATATAGGTCTATGACTTGCTGATCTAACTCGTTTCTTGGACGGATTCGTCTTTTGGCGAGTTTCTCCTCTTCTGATTCCTCCGGCTCTTCGGCTTCGGCTTCGGCTTGCGGCTCTGGGCTTGTAGCCTCAGGCTGCTGAACTTGTTCCTCGGTCGTAGGCTCGACGGTCTCTGGCGTTATACCTAAAGCATTCCGAATATCCTCAGTTGAGGCATTCTCGATGCTTGTTTCTTCAGTAGTTTCTTGCGGGGATTCAACCTCCGCGATAGCTGTTTCCATATCCGCACATTACCGAATGTCGCGGACGGTCGTAACCGGTTGTAAAGCGTTTTAGTACTTCTTTTTACCGGTTACATTACCGGGTTTTTCAATAGGAGACTCGCTCTTTTCATTTTGCATCATTTCTAATGCACATTGTCCTTTAAAGATTTCTTTGCAGACGGTTGGGGCGATGCATTTATCGCCACACATTTTCTTTTCTTTAGCCTTCTTTTTTCCTTCGCTCATTTCTTTTTGAGTGCTTGTATTAGTTTTACGGTCATGTATGCGGTAGTCGCAACTCCACAGACGCAGGCAATTAGATCACTCCATTGCCCGAGAGATACGACGGCTAATGTTCCGCCCCAGCCTATTAAAGAAGATTGATCAATCATGGGTGTTATTTTTTTCGAGGTTGTTAACTTTTTTAGCGACAGTTCTCACGCGCCAGTAATGAAATATAAAATATAAAGCCATCCCCACAGCACTTATCATTAAGATATCGTAAATCCCATCGATCAGCTTTTGAAAAAAGCCTCTCTCTTCTTGTAATTTTAATTCAATCAATTTTGCCACATCACCCTCTCCTAAAGCTTGTAATTCTTCAGTTTTTTTAATTACCGCGTCAGACTCTTTAATTATTTGCCCCGCAGCAGCCCCCAATCCGGCACCGGCAAAAGCTGTCGCTGGCCCCCCAATAGAACCGACCCCACCACCAATCGCACCCAGAGCAGTGGGCGCAAAAGTTTTTACTGAACAAGCTGAAAGACTAAAGACAACAAAAGGAAGAATGTATCGACAATTATATCTCTTTCTAAGAAGAAAAAAAACATTGCTAACACCCAGTAAATTTCTTTTTGAAGATGAGCCATTCATTTTTTAGAAAAAAAGGGGTCGAAGGATTGGACCTCCGACCCCTTAGGAGATTCAGTAAGCTAGATTAGGCTCAACCTAATGCAGTGCTGAAGTCGGAGTAAGAACCGAGGTTATCAGCACCAACGAATACATCGTTAACTTTGATGTCCATAAGAGTAGCACTTGTGTCGTCACTGGAGATGTCGGTTGAAGAAGCAGCAGCGGAGGTTTTGTAACAAACGAATTTGTCTTCACCTTCGTCGAATACTAATGCAACATTATCTTCGCTTGATCCACGCTCCATGATCAATCCAACGTCATTTGCGTTGTTAGTTCCGGAAGCTGCTCCGTCATTGAGAAGCATGATTGAATCTTTAACTTGGGAGTTAACAGTTTCAATGCTGGTGGTTGTACCAGTAACGGTAAGATTTCCGGTAAGAGTTAAGTTAGTTCCTGAAACATCACCAGTAAAAGTAGCGCCTGAAAGGTTTGCTTTAACAGTGTCAAGATTGCTAACCGCAGCCGCACGGGTTGCTGCTTCAGCAGTAACAGCAGTTTGGCGATCGGTAACTTCTTGTGCAAGATTAGTGGTTAATACACCTTCAGCGGCTAGTGCGCGAGTTTCTTCAGCGTCAATTTCGCCTTGAAGAGCAGTGTCAGTAGCAGCGCGGGTAGATGCTTCACCAGAAACAGCAGCTATACGAGCGGTTTCTTCGTCACTTATTGCGGTAGCATTTGCAGCTTCAGCAGCACGAGCAGTGGTTGCTTCAGCAGCCAAGTTAGTGGTAAGAGTACCTTCAGCAGCAGTTGCGCGAGTTTCTTCGTCAGAAATCGCAGTTGCGTTTGCAGCTTCAGCAGCACGGGCGGTGCTAGCTTCGGAACTGATTGCAGTTGCATTTGCAGACTCAGCAGCTCTTGCAGTTGATGCTTCTGCATCAATGTTAGATTGTAGAGTGGTGTCAGCAGAAGAACGTGAGCTCGCTTCAGCAGCGATTGCTGCGATTCTTGCAGTTTCTTCAGCAGTAACGTTGGCTTGAACGCCATCGACTTTACCTTTAACTGCTGCACCGATTTGTGAGAGAATATTTGACATAATAATTAATTAATAGTGGTTATGGAAAATCGAAACAGAGTTGATTCGACACATGCATCATCCCAAATAAGTACAGCTATCTCAATCGGTTGCTACTGTTTTACATCCGGTCGCTTAGACCGGTTATGACCGTATATAAACGAATATGGGCGTAACAAAAAATCGTTATCTTTCGCCACGAATTATTCGTGAAAGGATGGATGTCTCTCCCGGTACCGTTCGTCGATGGGCTAAACAATATGGGTGGGATAGGAAAGAAATTAATGCACGGGTCATTCGATATAAAGCGGAGGATGTGGAAAATAGTTTGGGGGTTTCATTCGAATGAGTTAGCAGCAGAAATAGGCACAGCCGTTCGATTGGTCACAGACAGCAAAAAAGGCCTCGTTCGAATAATCGATACCGAGGCCGTTATTAAAGCTAGGAGTGGTGATCCAATAGGATCCTTGGCACTAGGAACAGATACAAATAAATTATATATGCACTTAGGCTCAGGCTCCTGGGTCGTAATTAATACGACCCCCGCTTAAGAGTTATACGAGTTCTTCTACAGGCTTAGCCCAGGAAGAATCATGATCAACAAGCTCGTCAGCGCTGAAGTGCTGATCGCATTTCCATTTTCCTTCGGTTATAACCGGGAACAAGAACATTCCATAATCAGCATGATCGGGATTATCAATCATAACGGACTCAGCATACTTACTGGTTCCAGCGTTATCAGGAATAGAAAGCAAAGATTTCATCTCAGCTTCTTTTGCGTCAAACTCCTCAGGAGTATTAAGTAATTTATATTTAGTTGCCATAGTATTTAAGGTTATGCGTAAATCGATTCACCGGTTAAGTCTGAGAATGTAGGCTGGTTGTTTGCAGTTGCTTGAACCGCATCATTTCCATTTCCGCTTGAGTCGGTTATGGTTGCGATGGATCCGCCAGAGGTTGCTGTATCGCTTGAATCATCTCCCATTCTCCAGTAGCCTGCAAGATTCGCGGTGCGATCGGTATCATACGATGTTGCTTTGGTTAGATCTGTAGGTTTTCCGTTTGGAGCGGTTCCGTTGTAAATTTTTGCTATGTCGGGTCCGGATAATGCACAATCCCATAGAGCCGCTTCATCTATATTGCCGCCAAAATAATTATAACCAATTGTTGATCCTATAGCTAGGTCTTGAGTGGTGGCGGTTATAGAGATTCCCGTAAACGAATCTTTAGCAACTCCGTTCACATAGAACTGAGCCGTGTCGCTTGAAACGGTAACAGCAACATGATACCATGTGTTTGTAGAAAGTGTTGTTGTTGTGTTGTACACCCAAGAACCTCCTGAGTGACCTAAACCAAGCTGACCATTAGAATTATTAATTGTAAGTTGATAATTCATAGAACCGCCAACCTCTCGCTTTGTATATATTGCGTTGTAACTACTGGTTGAAGTTCTTTTTACCCAAGCTGATAAAGTTATGTCTCCCGATATGTTAATCGCACTGCTTTGCGTTACGGATAAATAATCATTACTACCATCAAAGCTTGCGCCCCAGCGGTTTTCGTAGACCGCGACAACGCCAACGCCATCGGAATCGAGTTCGATCCAAGAGCTTCCATTATAAACGATGAATTGATTCGTCGAGGTTTCGAAGTATGCCTTGCCCGCGATCGTAGTCCCGGTGCTTCTGTCTGCGATTGTATCTATAGTTGTCATATTAAAAATTCTATTTAAGTTGCACTCAATACAGCGTCAGGATCACTCCAATCAGCACTGTGCATAATCGGAAGTATTTCTTCCTGCGTGTACTGCGGTTCGCCTATTAAAAAGCTAGGAGTGTCACCCTCAAAGCGGGCTACTATCTTACTACCGTCTAAACTCTTTCTGCTTCCTTCTTCGCTGTTATCGACCAAAACATCAAAGTCAAAACTAGAAACCTTAGAGGAATTTAATATAATATATGTTCTCATAATTAAGCAGCAGTAGTAGAAGAAATAACAGAACCAACGAGGCTTGCATCTACTTTTGTAGTAGCTGAACCTACATCAGTAATAATTGTTCCTGGTCCTGAATCATTATCACCCATTCTCCACCAATGTAAAGGGTTAGTACTCATAGCATCTAAATTTTTAGGAGTACCCAAAGTTGAGTCTCTGATGTCTCCGATATTTGCACTTTGATCACTATCCCAAACCGCATACTCATCAATGTATCCTGTGTAATAATAATTACTTTGACCAAATGATCTAAACTGCAAAGTGTTTGAATTAGACCCTGTTTGAACAGAAGAACCATCAACATACAAAGTAATAGCATTAGAGCTATTTCTAGTGACCATAAAATGATGCCACTCCGAGGCGTTCCACGAACTTACGGATGTATTTATACCAGTCTGACCAGCAGCAGGTACAAAATAAAGAGTAGAGTTAGCCCCGTTGTACATCATGTAGATATAAGAACCAACCTCCCCAAAAAATACTTGCAGACTTCCTGATAAAGTTCCAAAGTTTAGCCATGTACTGATTGTAAATTCTCCGCTAAAACTTATGGTGCTACCTAATGTAGCGTAATCATTTACACCGTCATATTGTACGCTGTACTGATTCGCAATCCCAAGACTGTCAGTAGTAAATGCTTTCCATGCTGTTCCATTATACAGTTTGATTTGATTAGTATCTGAATCAACAACCAGGTCACCAGTAATCGGGGTTAGCGCGTTAATTTCTGCTGTAGTATATACGTTTAAATCGCTCATTATGCGTCGTTGTTATAAGTTTGCCAATCAGTCCCATCGAATATGTAGAGATCGTAGGTATCAGTTCCGAACATGATAGTACCGGTAGCATCGCTGGATCGCGACCGGATGTTTGATTCGGTGTCTCCTGAAATATTTAATGTCTGACCAGCCGCAAGAGCGTCCGCCTTAATATTGTCAATGGTACTGATGCTCCAAACACCACCGTCAGCGTAGTAAATTACATTAGTGTCACTAGAAACCGCTATGGTTCCGTTTGCCGCACCACTAATTAATTGAATATTAGCCGCGGTATCTGAATATGTAACAGTTACATCAGCAATCGCAGAGACAAAGGTTGCGTAATTACCGATAGATAATTCTAAAGCAGAAACCTGAGCTTTTTGAGCTGCTTGAGATTCAGCTGTGGGTGCTGGTATAACCAAGGATCCGGTTACTGTACCCCCCGCTAAATCTAGTTTTTCTGCTAATTTCCCGCCTACTGCGGTTCCGATTTGTTGTAAAATATTTGCCATAGGTTTTTGTGGTTATTTGATATTCGTATAAAAACAGAATCGATTCAATCGGTTGCTCGAATTTTATTTTTAATCCTCAAGTGCGGCGAAGAATTCGTTAACATCCAGGTTATCAGCGATTTCCTTAAATGTGTTAAGTGAAACCGGAGCATCTTCAACTACTTGAGTAACATTTTGAGTATTTACTTCGACCTTTTCCTCAATGACCTGAGCCTCAGTTTTCGAAAGAAATAGATCTTTTACTCGACCCACTACTTCACCAAGACTGGTAACCGTATTCTCGCTGTCATTCAGACCAGCGCTGTTGAATACTTTTATATCACCCATTATAGATAGTTGTGCCAGTCAGTTCCGTCGTAAATAAACAAACGATCAACATCACTGCTGTACTTAATAGTTCCAACCGCGGGAGTAGTTGCAACAAGCGCATTCTGATCAGTTGATAACGGAGCAATGTTTAAAGTTAATTTGGTTGCAGTTAAACCACTTGGGCCGGATGCTGGAACTGCTTCGGTTGCAGTTAAACCACTTGGGCCGGATGCTGGAGCATTCTCGGTTGCAGTTAAACCGCTCGGGCCAGATACCGGAATTGCTTCGCTTGCGGTTAATCCTGATGGGCCAAATACTGGAACTGCTTCGGTTGCAGTTAATCCGCTCGGGCCGGATGCTGGAATTGCTTCGGTTGCGGTTAAACCACTTGGGCCAGATACAGGAGGGTCAATCTGCTGCGTTGCAGTTAAACCGCTTGGGCCAGATACTGGAACTGCTTCGGTTGCAGTTAATCCGCTTGGGCCAGATACTGGTGGGTCAGTTGAGACAGGTGTTTCCGGATATTTTGATATACCAAGAGATCCACCACGGGTTACTCGTATAATTTTATCAAGTGAACCATCCCCATCGCTGTCAATATAAGCCGCCCCAACAGATCCTCCAAACCGTCTTAATGGATCATGCTCCCTTTCAACAGTTTTAAATTTAGCTGAATCCCGAACTATATCCCGACGAGTTAAACTCTTCGGATTACTTGGCGGTCTGCCATTCTTATATAGTCGGGTATTGCTCATGCTTTAATAGGTGCAGGATCTCCAACCTTCGACCCAAGGCTTTCGGCCTTTGACGGTTGGTCAATAGGTAACGGCCTGAGGACAAGGGTTGCAGGTTGCGGGTTATTAACCCCTGGCTCGGTTGGAGGAACCGTGGTTACTACCGAGCCCCAGCGAGATACGAGGGGCATGAGATATTAACCTTATAATACAGTTATTGTCTGAGCTTCGCCCGGACCGTAACCAGTTTGGTTTTTCGAAAAAACTCCGTAAGTGTATGTTCCTGCTGATACTGTGTCAGTAAAAGAGGAAGCTCCAGAGGCGTATGTGTATGATACGTCAGATTGATTTAAAACGATAGGCGCTGAAGTTGCAAATGCAGCCGCATCAGCTGCACTAATTAAAGTGTCGTTCGCGTAAGTTCCAGACTGGTCAGTATCAAATCTATGAACGCAGATGTTATCTATATCTGTTTCTATAGGGTTATTCCAAGCTAGGTTTATATTTGCCATGATATTTAAAAGTTTGTGGTTAAAATATGATTATAGAATGGATGGAAAGCGTAAACCTCTCAACCGGTTGCGGGGCGCTTAACCCTGAACATTTCGGGGTGTGAAACCTTGCGGTTCTTTACTTCGATCTTAAGAACTTTTTCCGCGAGAGCCATCGGCGATAGGCTTTCAAGAGCGTTAATGACTGCTTTTGTCTGTATAGTCTCCTCGGGCGTTGTGTCCCGATCGAGCATTTTTGCGAGGTATCTTGCGCGCTCTTTCTGAAAACGCTTTTCCAAATGGATAAAAGATTCATCGGTCGTTAATTTTTTTATATCAGCAAGCTGATCGAATACTACTAGGTCGGACATTTATGGAGCTGGAGTAGGTATGTAATCAAAACTGGCGACTTCTGTATCACCGTTTCCTGAATAGTCATAAGCGGAGATATTAGAAATCATGGACAAGCCGTCGGTGTCAGGAACTGTTGTATTTGAGTCTGTGACATCAGTAGAAACACCATTCGGGTCAGTAATATAAGCTGTTCCGTTAGGATTTACATTGAATACATAACCTCCAACACTTGAGTATGTGACAAACCATTGACGGCTTTGAGAGTCTGTATGACCAGAAAGTGTTGCTGGGTTATCTGCATCAAAAGTAATAGTTGTTGACTCTTCGGTTGCGGTCAATCCGCTTGGGCCTGTGGCTGGAACGCTTTCGATTTGAGTTAAAGCCACACGGAAGCCAATGCGGTGGGTACGGTAGCCAGGGGTGGTGTTGGAGGATTGGTTGTTGCGCGTAGCAGAACGCAGGTTCAGCCCGCTGTTGTACGCGGAACCACCCCGGGCGACCCGAAGCGAGCCCGAGGCCGGACCGGTGGGATCAATTACTGGGTTGCCGGTGGGATAAGCCGCTTGGTACCAATCCGCGGTCCACTCCCACACATTTCCATGCATATCAAAAAAGCCCCATGGGTTCGCGGCATAGTTGCCCACATTACTAGTCTGGCCGATAGAAAGATTATAATTCGCGTTCGAACTGGTAATTATGTTTCCCCATGAGTACATCGTGGTCGTGCCAGCGCGGCAGGCATATTCCCATTGTGATTCGGTGGGCAGGACATAAGCCCAGCCCGCTGGTATGTTGGCGGATTGCTGGTTATTCAGCCTCGAAAGAAAAATTTGAATATCATCATGCGAAACCGTTTCCACCGGACGGTTCGGGTTATTTTGCCAAGTGCTTGGCGTGGCGCTCAATCCATCCGTATTACCTGTCATCACGGCCTCGTACTGTGCCTGTGTGACCTCGTATTTGCCTAAGTAAAAATCTTTTGTTAGTTGAACCTGATGCTGGGTTTCATCAGCATCCCTATCTGGTTCTGTAGTTGGACTGCCCATGGTAAAGGTGCCTGATTCTACATAAATCATATCTAACGATACTGTTGATGATATGGAAAAACTAGACTCATCCCCTGTGGCTGGAACGCTTTCGCTTGCGGTTAATGAGCTTGGGCCACTGGCTGGAACGCTTTCGCTTGCGGTTAGATTTGATGGGCCGGAAGTTGGTGCGACAAGTTGTTCGCTTGCAATTAGATTCGATGGGCCGCTGGCTGGAACTGCTTCGGTTGCGGTTAGATTTGACGGGCCGGATGTAGGAGCCTGAGCCTGAGGAATACTGACTGTACAGTTTTCTACTTTTCCATTTGCTGGGTTTCTCCATGCGACAGATATGGTGTCCGCATCTCCGTCACCGGTTATATCGCACAATCCGACTTTAACCGAGTAGCCGCCACGGTTTCCCCGATACTGAATGTATTCGGGAGAGTATTTTGAAAGCTGCCTCGGTTCACGAGATTGCTTACCGTTGCGGTACTTGCGCATTACTTATGCGACAGCTTTTGCTCGGTAGTTTTTGCTGATCGCTCCGGTTGTTCTGTTGTAAGAAGAACCCCAGGCTCCACCAAATTTTGGTGTAAAAAATCCAAACTGGCGTTCAACAGTTTTTACTAAAGAATCGACCTCGTCGGAAGATTTGCGAATATCTAACGCGCGTTTCTGCTCGGCTCGTAGTGGTTTAGTGCTCTCTTTTGCGTGGGTGTACTTTTTCATAAATAATTATCCTTGGTATTGGTTCATGCCTTGTGGGTTACTATTACCCATACCAGCAGTTGCTGCTTGAACGCCATCGGTTGGTTCAGGACTCTCTCCGCCCTGCGCTGCATTGTCACCTAACATCTTAGCAATTTCAGCTTCAGATTTTGGATCAGCCGGAGCTTCGGGAGGAAGTAATTCATCAGTCTTTTCAAATCCCATGGCATCAAGAATACGCTTGAGCATAGGACGCATAAATGGGCGCATCTCTGGTGGAGATTGGAAGTATCGATCCTGTGTCTGTAATGCTAAATTTGCTTTTTCTATAGCTCGCTGTCCTTGGTCTTGAGACAGTATGACCCGAACATTGATTCCGATATCTCTAATTGCATCGGGAGACATAACACCGAATGCACGGACATCTCCTTCCATGTATTCAAAGACTTCTTCCTCATCAATCGTGGCCATGGATACTTGTACAAGTTTAGTCAAATGATCCTCAAATCCGCGGACAATTCTACGCATCCATCGGCGACCAATCTTGGATGCCTCGCGCAATGTTGCTTCTACTCCAGTCGCTGTATTAGCAGGAGCCAATGCCTGATAATCTCCCTGAGCCATATTGGAAACACCTAACCAGAGCTGAACAATTCCAAATACAAAATCAATTAGATCCTGGGTACGGATATCGACATTAGGCACAGCGGCAAAGGTCATAAAGTCATCAATGCTATATTGATCCTTCAATTCAAATATCTTACCAGCATGTAATTCTACATCCTCAGGCTCATCTTCCACGGCCTGCGGGTTGACACCGATGATCGGATTCGCAGCGAGTTCATTACGGTAGCTTTGGGAATTAAATTGTTTGTCTACATATTCCTGAAAAGAACGGATTCTTTCGGGTAAACTATATCCGCACCATTTATTACGCTCTTTTCCAATAGATACTACTGTATATGGAATATGGTTATCTGGAGTTAATTTTGCTACGAATTCATAGAAAATTGGTTTTTCAGTTTCTGGGTCTATGAATATACAAAATTCCTGAGGTTGTCCTGTTCCGAGAACATCTCTCTTCATCCAACATTCAAGAACTTGCATGCTCGGATTTTCTTCGGAATCAAAATCTAAATTCTCAGTTCTTTCCTCATTCTTTTCAATCGGACTTCTTGGATTAGCATCTTTATTTAATAAATTGTAAAAATCCCCAAAGCTTAACCATTCACGCTCAAGGAACATTTCTTTAGCCCAATTCAAATCTTTGTCATACATTTCAACAACGATGTCAGCATCTTGAATAGATTCTGCATGGCTGGGACATAGGAAACGATCTGAGTCCACGACCTCCGACCTTGGGCCTTTGTACTTCACCATTTGGGTTGGGACTCCTTCCGGAAGTGGTTGGAATTCATGTACACCTGGAGTCATTACAAAACTAGGATCGGATGCAAGTCGAAGTTCTGATTCTCCGGTCATTGGGTTCATTTCTGGAATGAACTGGTCTTCGCCTTCGATTATAGGTCCTTGGCCTGGGATATCTTCAAATGCACCGGTCTGTAAATTAAAGAGTCCATTTCTTTCATAATCATACCATGTAGATACATCTTCTTCGTACACAGCTTTCAGGACTAAGGCTCTTTGGATAAATAAATGGAGGTATGATTCTTCGAGTCTTTCTCTGGTATTTGCTTGATCCTCAATTTTCCAATTAAAGTATTTATCGTAGGTCTCAGCCATATCGATATCGCCTGCTCCCTGAGCTTCGAATTTAAAATATGGAGATGTGCCAGTGATCTCATCCTCAGCACGAGCCATGAAGTGATCGACCACGAGGCTGGTCATAGGGACTGACAGATTGGAGTGACTAAATATTCCGTCGTACCCTACCCGATCTGTACGATCGTTGTGATACATTTTCCACGAAATTTTATCGTTCTCAATGCGCTCCCTATTATCCTCCTTTAACTGCTCAACACGCTCTAGTGCGTATTTTACAAGTTTCTCCTCCTGTTTTTTTGTAAGTCGTAAATTTGTTTGTTTCATGAAATTCCAAGCGACTGTGCTTTCTTGATGACCTTAACCATCATATTTAACTCTTTCTCTTCTATGTCCGCAATGCGTTGCGTTTTTTGCGCATCTGTCAGGTTACTTGCACTTTCGACCTTTGACTTAAGTCTGCTGAACTTATTCTTTTGGGCTTCGAATGCTTTTAATTGGCTATTGATTGAGAGTAATGGTCGAAGGTCGTTGTTCACTAAGCTGTATGCTTTCGGACTAATCTTCTTAGCATCCTTAACTGCACTCTCTGCGGTCTTAACTGTGTCCCGAAGGTTGTAGTACAATTCTCTGGTGTGCGAGCCGTAGGTCGTGCCTCGCATGAATCGGTTAATAATTGGAACCTGACCAACATTATCGATAGATGCTTTACCTTTTACCGCAGAGAATAAGCCTCCAAATGCAGTGTCCAAAAGCTGTCCTGGACCACCTAAGTATCCATAGAACATATGCTTGAATTGATTTCCTGAGATATCAAATTTTATATCAGAATCTTGATCGTACATTAACGGATTCTTAGCCCCAAAGGCTCCGGATAAAGATCCTTTAATTACATCATTCCCACCAAAGAATTCATTTAATCCTTTTGATAATGCATTCCAATGTGCGGGTGTGCTTTTTGGATCCTGCATATGTCCAGGTTCTGGTACTCCGAATTGATCATCTTTATATCTGATTTCACGACCCATGAAATTCTTATTTGCCCATAATTCAATAATTGGAGTGACAAAGGTTGGAGTTCCGATTGTCGCAATACTTGCACCACCGACTGGATTAAATGCATTCATTGAACTTTCCAATAACCGATTCGCACCTTCCATTACTCCTGATCCTCCACGAATGCCTCCGTAATTATTTGCAAATGTATCCGCTACTACCTGACCCATTGACCAGAATAAATTGTACCCAAGAGGAAGCGGCATACTGAAATACCCTGTGTCTTTTTTATCATTAAAGAAACCTGGCAGTCCTGCTGGGATTGGCATGATTAAATTAGTGTCTCTTTTATAACTGCTAATTGTATCGTAATCTGGTACAGCCTCATCCTCATCGTCATCCATTAAACGGTTAAAGGTTGCGACTAGGAATGATGCGGTTGCAATTCCACCAATTAATGTTGCTCGCTCGGCCGGGCTTCTACGATTTAAGGTAGTCATGAAGCGGTGTGTTGAATTAACTGCCGCACCAAAGAATACATAGAGTGATCCAAATGCCTGTGTCAGTTCACCCTTCTGATTGAAGTCCACGGTTATATTCCTGGACATGGTGGCTGATTCTTGAGGGGTGTATCCATTTTTAATCGCTGCCCAGAATGTGGACATACGAACAGAATTCTCTACACCAGTATTTGCGGCATCAACATATGATAGTACGTTTTTAAGACGACGCTTGGTTGCACCTTCGCTCTTGCCGGTTTCCTTCTTTATATTACGAATCAATTCGGGAACTGTGTCATGACGAACATATCCAATCTTTGCTCCGTTTCTTTTTGCGTAGGCATACATTTCTATCTTATTTCCACGCTTTAAAATTGCCTGTGCGTACTGAGCTTCAGTTTGTCCTTTAAGTCTTTCTGTTTCTTTAATATTCAAAGCCTTCATGGGGCCTTTACCCTGACTGATATAAAGCTCAGCTTGTGCAATAGACTTTATCCATTTTAAATTCTTAAATTTGAATACATCTTTAACCAGTTTCTTTTTATCGTCCTCAGTTAAATGAATGAATGCCGTTCCTAAATCCCGGAAGAAGTTGGGAATGATGAAAGCCGGATTCATCGATGTAAACATTTGAGCCATGAATCTCGTAATCTTGTTGAAATATTTAAGAACTGAAGGGAGAGACTCGTACTTTAAATTCTTCATCGAACGAGCCATGCGTGTACCCTTCGTGGTGTTCTTAAATTTAATGAACATTGGGGTTCCGTTTACTCGGTAAACAAATACTAACGGATCTTGTTTGAACTTAGCATTTAAGGTTTTTCTTTTAGCTACAAATTCTCCCGTATTCCCATCGGTTACATACTCGTCGTCAAACTTAAGCGTGTTTTTCTCCGAGGTCTCATTAAAATCCTGTTCAAAGATTTCATCGAATTCTTCCTTAATTTTCTTCTTCTGCTCTTCCGGTAATTTAGACATCTGACCGTAAGCAATTTTAAGTTCTGGATCGTTCGGTTCGTAAGGATTTTCTCTATCGGGATACGCAATAGACCTCATCAACTGGAACATTTCCCCGAAGCTTCGGGAGACTTCATTCTTATGACTTCGAATTGCGGAATCAAAGAATTGATTAATTGCATTTGCTAATACGCTGTCGGGGTTCGGTCCGCGGGTTCCTTTTACCCGACCAAATGCTGGATCGCGTAGCAGTTCAGATTTTGGCTGATCCCAACCTTTCCCAGAACTATTCTGTCCTTTTCCTAATTCTTCCCATGCGCGCTCGGCATCAAAGAATGCTTCGGTCTCCCCCTCAAATCCCTGCATGGGAGAGTATGAGTATTTTGGATCGGAGAGTTTAACTTTTGACCCGGCAAAATTAAAGTCTGAGTTTGGATTTGCCAGGTCAATCTTGGACATCGCACCAACCATGCGGTCGTATTCACTTAAACCCTCCTGGACACCATCAAGCTGCGTGCTCTCCCTAATCATGCTGGCTTCCCTGAGCATGGATATAGATTCCTTATTCATGTTGTAATAAGGATCCAACGCTTCATTTAAAAAGTTTACGAAATTAGCCCCGGTCTTTGAGTTATTTTCATACTCAGTAATTAAATTATACGCTGCCTGATCGGATATTCCGGAATCTTTTATGGTACCATCTTCGTTGAGATACACTTCTTGAATATCTTTCAACGCAGTTTGACGCTCAGTCCCGGTCAATCCTTCGGCCTCCTTCTGTAGTCTTTTGACCTTATCCCTGAGATGTTGGTTCCTACTCGGTGCAGCACGGGCAAGGAGGTAATTTCCAAAGGTACCTTGATCGATACCGTATTTAAGCATCGCATCCTTAATTGGCTGGATATATTGGATCCTTGCCTGTTCAACGGTGTCATACCCTTTTCCGAAATACTGATGCCATTTGCCGTGGACATTGAGCATATTGTAAAGACTACGCATTGGGCCTTTAGTGATGTCCATTCCCGCTGCTTTGAGTGTTTCAAATAGTGAGCGGTGTACTTTCTTTAATGGATCCGCCTGGTCAACAAAGCTCATCATAAAGCTACCGGCTAATTCTGAATCCTTTTTGTCCTTAAGCCATTCCTCGAAATTCTTTTTTAATTCGCTATCGCCCGCAATTCTGCTGAGAAGGTTTGCCTTCGCAAGATTTGGGTTAACATCGCTGGTCAGCGTTGCATCGGAATTGAGCGTGCGGTTTTGAAGATTTCTCTCTGTGTCTTCTCTTTCAAACTTATCTAACTCTCGAGGGTTTAGACCATTCTGAGGTATTTCATTAAAAGGTATTAGTTTAGGAGTGCTACCATCTTCATTAATACTCGAATCCGCATTGATTTCGTGTGCAGCTAGCAAACCATCTAAACCTGATAACTGAGATGTTTTTAAAACATAAGATCTTTCACCTGTGCCGCTTCCAAAAGTGTATTCGCCAAACTCGAGCATCGCATTATAGTCTTCTGGCCCTTCCATAGTACCGACGGTTAGCTCTTTTTGTTTCGGCGCAATCCCAGCTTTTTTAGTCATACTATTACCGGGAGATTGGTAGAGGTAAGAAAATACTATTAATTTTTCACCGTTGGCTTTGAGCTCATCCCGATAGCTGTCCATGGCCTTCATGTCCGCTTCGTAATTACCAGACATCTTATAGCCGTTGGCATACGCCTCTGCGGTCTCAAATTCTCGAGTGAAGAAAACTCCTTCGGCTGGCCGACCTGTAGTTTTGGTTTTCGGGTTGTATTTTACCCCCCGGTACAAAATCATCGGGAACCCTTTTTTGATTGCGACTTTATTGTCAGTATAGGGGACACCGTTTTTGTCTACTTTAATGCCTAATTTTTTAAGCTCCTGGCCTACGGTTGTTTCTAATCTAAAATCCTCTTCAAACCCAAAGTCTGCGTCGGTGCTTCGATAGACATTTAAAGGTGACATCGGCATCTCTTGCTTGCCCGCATCGGAATTGAGCGTGCGGTTCTTGCTCTTGCTTTTCTTGGGGGTGAAGGTTTCCTCAAATTCTTTTATGTTTTCTGCTAACTGAGCTTGTTTAAAGCTGTCAGTCATTGAGTCGTCGGTGAAAGCTTTTATCTCCTCAGGAGTTTTGTCTTTCAAATTTGACTTAACAAGATCCGATAGCGTAATTGGTTTTTCGACCGGGTTTTTATTTACTGGGTCAGGATCAACACCAAGCTCCTGTCTTTTGTCATTTTGGAACTGGTTTAAAGATTCCTGTTCTACGGGGTTAACTTCAACTTTTGATGTTTGAGCACCTGAATCTGTGTCGTCTGCTTCAGTCTGCATCTCCGCGGAGTCATCTTTGTCAAAGCTTTCGGCTTTCTGGGTATCCCGCTGAAGAATGTTTTCTGAATTTGCGTCAAACTGATCGTATACATCAATGCCTTCAGCATCTAAAACTGCCTGAACAATGGGTCGGGTCAGTGCTTCCATAACTTCTGGATGCATCATACCTTCTTTGTCTGTGAACATGTTAAAATCGACAAGTTCTCCACCCATCATCATTCGACCTTCGGTATAAGTCCAATCAAAGGTTTTATCAGATTCTGCGTCTTTGATCTTAAGATCTAAATCTTTGATATTTAAATTTTCATACATTGCAGTTATGAAATCTCTAAAGACATAGGGAAGGAGTCCTTCGCCAAGGCCGCCTGGTAGTTGTTTATTATCCTTAGATGACGGGGTCATCTGCAAGTCAGCCATTCTCTTAACTTCAGAACCCTTAGCTCCTAAATACCAGTTAGCTAGATCGACTGCACTAATATCTGTTGATGATAGTAGATCCGCTTCAGCCCGATCCATGTTTATTGGATTATTGGGTAGAGTCTCGGATTTTCCAACATTAGTTCTTTCTTTTTCGAATCCCGTCGATGCACCCATGATCATGTCGGCTACAAGCTCAGGAGATTCACGCCTTTTAGAAAAGGCTGTCATGACATCAAAGGTTTTATACATATCGCCGGCGGTAAAAGCTCCGTGATCACCTTTTGCGGGTATGTTTTCGGATGTCCGACTCAACGGTCTTCTGAAATCATAAACATCTTCCGGTTTTACTCGGAACTTTGAAACTGTTTTTGACTGAGGTTTGGAGACTCCACCGATAACTTCTATTGTGTGACCGTTCAACTGGTCGCTTAAGTACTTCTCGTTATCAACTCTTGCACGGAGAAGTTCATAGGCTTCTGTTAGACTTTTCTGAACTTTTCTAGGTATTGGTACAAGCTTACCGCGAACATCAACTCCGCGTTTTTCTTTAATGGAGTCTAGGTATTCTCCAAGTTTTTCAAGAGCTACTTTGGGGTTGTCTCCGGAGAGGGAGTCTAGACGCATCCCTTCTTTGCTCATTTCTAAATTTAATTTGGTAGACGTTGAATCGGAAAGTTGCGTATTTTCTACGATGTAATCTAAATAATCTCTTTCAAATTTGAGACGGGCTTTTGTACTCAACACCCCAAGCAGAGTCTTAGCTAGTGTTGCACCGGGCTGAACTTTTATAAACGGATCGCCGTCTTCTTCTGCATATTCAAATTGATTTTCCAGATCGCTTGGAACACCACCTTTATCCTTCTCCCCGAGAAGTTTGGATTTCATTTCTTCCCGTGCGATTACAAAAAGCATGTGGTCGAAATCTTTCATGGAATCGCTTGGATCACCTAGCAGTTCTAATGTTCGGCCGTTAGCCATCATCAGTGCTACAACGTCGGTAATTGTAGGCTCGAGAGTTTCTAAATCGAAATTTGCGTATGCTTTTGTACCATCTGATTTTACTTTTCCGGACAAACCCTTTTGCCTAATTCTTTCGGCAATAACCGCTCCAAAATTTGCTCCGCGCTCTGTGGTAAAACCGCTGGGGTATCCGCGTCGGGCTTCTTGTTTAATATCATTTTCCACTTCCCAACGAGCAGAACCCATAGGCTCCTTACCAATATCCTGTTGCTTAGTGAACATAGCAGAAGCTTTTATAGCTTCCAGTTTCATACGGTATTGGTTTTCGGTTAGTCCTCCGTAAAAAGGTTTTCCTATTTCTGCTTTATCTTTATCGGAAACGGGTGGTGGTTTAAATTCGTGATTTACATAATCCCAAAGATATTCTTGTGGGCTCCTTAGATCGGTCTTATCCCGCTCCTGACGACTTACTTTATATTCTATGTTCGGGTATTCTGTGGACTTGTCATCTTTAAATTGCCAATCCTTCATACTAGCGAGCATGCCATAGGTGACCGGTTGGAACTTACTGTACTCCGGGCTGTATACTTTATTGCCCTTTACCATCTTATATCTGCGGTAGGTCATTAAGTTATGCGGTACATCCTTCCAATCAACGGATGCCTCCTCGGGGGCGATGAAGTGGAGGTACATTTTTACAAGCTTACGCTTTGACTGGAGCTCGGTTATTTCTGCTTGGGCTCCGGCATTCGGCCCTTGGCCTTTGCTAGCGATGAACTGAGCAAGAGCTTCTGCGTGATTAGGTTGCTGTTTTGTATAGTAGAGTAAGTCCTTACCTTCTAACGCTCCTGACTCAATTTGATCTATAACCCACTTTCTACGCTCCTGTTTTACATTTTTAAAATCGGTACCGGCTAACCACTGCTTATATTTTTCCACAGCTTCTGTTCTGGTTCCGGTTTTAGTAGTGTCTCTGGAATTGTCGAGGTGGCTAAAAGGGTTTCCAAAATGCTGCTCACCCGCTTTTCTTAAAGTGCTCACACCCTCACCTTTAGCCTCAGCTTCATTAACTGCTTTTACACCGCCGAGGTATCTGACCTTCGGCCCTTGGCCTTGGGCTGCTGGCTGGGGCCAGCTGAACCACTGAGCTGTATTGGTGTCGAAGATGTGGACTTCTTTACCCATATCAATCGCCATTTGAACAGCCCAGCCAGTGCCTCCTTGAACAAGTCCGTTTAGTAAGGGTGCAAAGGCTATTATCTGATCTGAGTCCACTACTTGGTAGTAGTTACGCCGGAGTAAATTATTTGTATGTTGGTCTTTGGCGGGGAAGGTACGACCTAATGTCTCGTTAGCTTTTTTTAAAGCAGAGTCGGCTTTATTTAGCTCCTCTTGCGAATGCTTCTTGAAATTAGCGGGGTCGCCTGCTGTGCCTCGATGGCCTTCAAAAGTGTGAGCTTCAACAGCAATTCCTGCTTTCACAGCGAGCATTTCAAATAAATAGTCTGAACCTTTAGCGGATCCTGAATGAACTTTTGACGGTTTCGACTGGCCTTTTTGATTGAATAATTTTGCAACTTCTTTCTGAGCACTAGGGGGGAGCGCTCTACTACCAATGCCTGCAAACACTTTTGCTGGAGTGGGTGCTGTGGACTTTTGCCACCCTGCCGCTGGCTGGGGTTGAGCTGCTGGACTTTTCTCAAGGCTTGCGATTTCCCGGTCGATCTCCGCGAGTCTGAGGTTGAGCAATTCTTTAATATCCTCGATTCTCTCCCTCGCCTCGGTTGCCATGTCCTCAATGTCCTTGGAGCTTGGAACCTTGGATCGGCTGGCGGTAGGGTTCATCGCTTTCTCAATTTCGGATACAAATGAGATGGGGGACAGCTTGAGTAATGTTTCTAGGTTAAGAACTTTGGAAATGATCTGAGTAATGCTTGGGCTGCCCTCTTCCGCTAGTTCTTGTACTGCTGCCTCGATCGCTTTGTCTAAAGAAACTACTGAATCAAACTTTGCTTGGTTTTCGCTTAACTGATCCTTTAAATCGCGAATTTGATCTAGTTCTTCTTTTGTTTTTGGAAGAATTTTATCGAGCTTAAGTATTTCCTGCTCGCTTCTGCTTGTTGCTTTTGGGTTAACCGAAGCGGTTGTATTATTTTTGGAAGGAGTGCGTTGATTGAGTTTATCCTGTTCGGTTCCGAGTTTTGGTGCTGGTGTGTCAAACGTTCTACTAGCTCTAGGTTTCTCGTAATCTTTAGGAGCAATCTCATCGACTCGGAATGGGACTGTTTCTTTTTGTTTCGCTTTCCTTATAGCATCGCGCTTTTTCCTAATCTCCGCTTTCTGTGCTTCCTTCTTCTCCGCTCTTTTGATTCTTTTTTGTGCAGCTTTGGAGTTTGGCTTTGTTGGAAATAGACCGTCGGACTTTTGAGGTTCCCGTGGTACGGTTCCTAATTCTTTAGGTAATTCTTTTCCGCCTGGTGATTCACTTATTTCCTCTGGCTTGGGCTTTGGTTGAAAACCCGACTCCTCTCTAAGCTGTTGCTCATTTAATTCTTCTGGAGAGGGGGTGTCTTGTGGTTGATCTTTTGCGTCATAACCATCGGTCTTTTTTCTTTTAGCTATTTTCTTTTCTAATCGTCTAAGATTAGATTCCTTAAGTGTATCCGCTACAGTTTCCGCATCTTCCTTTTTCTTTTCAATATCCTCGATATCTTTGGACGCTGCGACCGCTGCGGCTCTGTTCATATTCGAATAGAATGACGGGCTTTCCGTAAGGATGTCCGCGCCGAGCATTGCGTTAACCGCTTTTGCGATTTTGGATTTCTCCTGCGGGGTTCCCGGCATTGCGTTAAGCTTTCTTTGGGTCTGCTCCTTGGTCTGCGGGGTCGTGCTACTGGGCTTGCCTCCTTCGTCTGGAACCTTGGGGGTAGGCATTCCGTTCTCGTATCCTAGGAATTGTAAAATCCGTGCATTTAGTATGTTTTTTTCGGACTTAGTGGATCCGGCTAAATCTTCAGTTCCGATGTAAGGTGCGAGTGCATCTTTTAAAATTCCGTCCTTAAAACTTTTAAGTTTGCTTGCTATATTCTTATCAGCTGTCTGCTCATTAAGCACCCTACCCCATTGGTATGAAAACCACTCCTCAGCTAGAACGTCGGGTGCAGTTCTTTTAGTACGGTCAAACGCGCGTCTGATTTTTTTCTGCTCATTCTCAGGAAGTGAGTCAAAAGATAGATCAGGTTTTTTTGTAAAGTATTGAGCATAAGCTTCGAGTTGAGCATCAGAACCAAGGCCGTCCCATAATGTCATCAGCTCGGAATCGGATAGAATAAAAACTCGAGCGAAGTGACCGGATTCGTGCATGAACGCACCCATAGGGTCAGCAGCAAACTGCTCTTCGTTAATGTACATTAAATTCTGGCCGTCGCGTGACTCGAAGGTGCCGCGATTTTCCATATTAGAATCTGGAGTCCGTGGGCTAAATGCGATTTTTAAATTCGCCATCTCTTCCGGTTTGGCGGCGTACATCTGCTCTAAAAAGCTTCGGGTAAATTCTAGTGATTCTGGACTAACCCCCTTCAATGTGCCGAGATGCCCCATCATTGATTCGGCATCATTAAATGTCTGATAAGGTGCGGAATATCCGGCACGGGTAACAGTTCCCATGGATCCTGTCTCGGTCATCTGCTCGCCGGTTATTTCAATCGGTGCATTGCCAAAATAGTTTCCGCTTCGACTGCGCATTTCCAGTGCGGATGATAGTACACCTGGGCCAACGCCAACAATTCCTTCAGCGGCAATTGCATCCCAGTCCCAATCCTCGCCAGGTTCTTTACTTGCCCATTGTCCGAGATATTCTCCGGACATACCCATGAGCGAATCTGCACCTAGTTCGGCCGCAGCATTACGGGTTTTTTGGAATTTTGTGAACCGAGGAACAGCTCCAGCGGTTTTATTAAACTGTGTCTTATTTAAAAGCTTACCACCCTTGAACATTGCATTACCGGTATGGTTCGCAATTGCCATGACTTTACCAGCCATCATACCCGTAAGCATATCGGCGACCGCTATCGGTGTACCCTTCTGAACCATCTTCTTTTGGATCTTATTTCTTATGCTTTCATTGGTCCATGCGGCCGCAAATATCTTTGGATTCTTCCAATCAATTCCTAATTCCTGCATCCCTTCCAATGCCATGCCCGATGCTTCCAAAACAAATGATGCGGTACCCCATGATGCTCGAGCTCCAAAAGTTGCACCCGCGGCCGTTCCAGCTCCGGGGATGATTGAACCGGCCAATGCTCCTGTTGCAGCGGTAGGAAGCATCCATTTAATTGCGGATGGGAGAAATGATGCCATTGATTCCACAAACATTTCAGGAATCGCGGCGGGGTTATCAAATAACAGATTTCCTATCGCATCGAGAGGGCCATCCGATTTGGTTGACTTCACCCGTTTCATGGTTGAGCTCGTAGGTAACTCCTCGATTTCAGATGCAATCTCAATGAATTTCTGCATCTCATCCGCATCCAATGTATTGGTTAGAAAGTCGGGAGTATAATTACTCATTTCACTCATGAGCAATCCACGCTTAACCGCATTCCCAATAGCAGATAACCAACCAGTCGTTTCAGCCTGCTCGAATAATTCATTATCCAATCCGAACTGTGCCGCTAATCCAATAGTCTTGTTTACTTCTTCCCTGGCCGCTTCCATTTTCTCACGCAAGGCATCGCCCTTTGCTCCACCGGAATTCTTTAAATACTCAAGCTGTACATCTTCGTAATTACTTTTCGCGGCATAGACGGATTGCATGACCTTCGCGACTTTTACTCTCTCCATTCCACCCAAAGACTCGATTGCCTGTTCAATAGGCTGACCTTTGTACTCTGTCATTCCAGCCTTCTTCATCTCCTCGAGATCAAGAAGATCAGTATCCTTACGGCTCATGCCAATAGGTCGTCCGTCAATTTGACCACCATTTGAGAACATGAATCCTTTGTCCCGAAGTTGTCTATCCTTAGCGACCGATTCCCTGCGGCTCATGAATCCGGCCATGTCCCCACGCATTGCAGCTTCTAATCTTTTAGCCTGCTTACCTGCGGCTGGAGTCCTTTGACCCGTAACCATATTAACTGCGGATGGCGGGCTAGTTCTTGGGTCAGTCTTTTCTAAATTAATAACCTCACCGGTGACCATGTCAACGACCGGATCCTCGAACTGCATCTGGTTAAGCATTTCGTCGGTTGCCTTCTTGCTTCTCGGTTTTGCGGTTCGTGACTTAAGACTCGCGTCCAAAGCCTCGCGCTGAGCAATTGGGATATTGGTCATCTGTTCGAACAGAGCATATTCCATAGACTCTGCCTGTTCCGCTGTGGCCTTACGCCTATCCCTTTCGGCCTTTAGCCTGAGAAATTTGTCCCGCATCCCATTTGGTTGGTTCCAGGATGCGTATTTTTTTAAATTTTCTTGGGACGCAAGTTTTGCGTCGGAAGCACCGAAAAATCCATCTTCTGACTGACTGTTCTTGAGATCGGATTTGTACATTTCATCGATTGCACTGATGTACTCCTCGTCAGTTTCAAAGTCTCCGAATCCACCCATGCTTTCAAAGTAGGGTGTGAATTCTTTCTTCTTGAAATCATCGTACAAACTCCCGTAATGACTCGCGGATTTTTTGTTCTCGCGAGCATACTGACTAATCTGGCTGTGCTGCTTCTTTGCCTGCTCATAAGCATCGAGATCATAATCATTAAAATTATGATATGGCTGAGCTTGCGGCTGAGGCTGAGGCTCGGGCGGAGCGTATTGGGGCTCAGCTATTGAGCTTTGGGTCTGAGGCTTCGGCCCGCCAAATGGCTGATACTGCCTTTGGATTGGCTTGCTTAGAAACTTTTCGAACCCGTCGTCTTTTTCGCCTGAGTTGTCGTTAATTCCTAAGTCGTTGAGAACTGAGTCGTCGAAAGACATAAACTTTAGGCGTTAAGCCGAGTATGGGTTAAAAATAGGCTTTTCGCCTCTTCTTTTTCGGTATTGATTTACTATTCCTACTTGATCGGCTTGAGGTAGTCCGTTCATGATATCCATAGCAGCGTTTGCTCTTGGTGTTGGCATTGCGGCGAGCTCTTTCTCTCTGGCGGATTTTCTGGCGAACTCGGCTTGTTGGGCTCTTCTTTTTGCAAATGCATCTTCGTTTTGTTGACCAAGTGCTCGATTGTATTCCGAATTAAGCGGGTTAGAGACTTGTCCCTGGCGTGCACGATTCATGAAATCGTCTTCCCTTCGATCTCTGTCCATGGATGCCGTCCATTCTTTTATTCTAGTACCACCCATACCTTTTTTCATTTCTCGGTTATCTCTGTAACCAACCACTCCGTAAGTGCCGTCGTCTTTTTTTCCGTAAACTGGGGACTGGCCTTGAGCTTTTGGCTGAGTCGGCGGGGGTGTTGGAGCTCTTGATGCTGGTGCGGGTGCTGGCTCTTGCTGGGGTCGTCCGGGCGCTTCCGGTAATTTAGAAAAAACGTCTTCTATCGGAGGTAAGTTTGAAACATCAGGTGGAGAGTAAGGCGTTTGGGGTCGTCCGGGTGCTTCCGGTAATTTAGAAAGAATGTCTTCTATCGGAGGTAAGTTTGAAACATCGGGTGGAGAGTATGTTGTTATATCATCTCCAGGGCCATCTGGTGGGGGTAATATATTACCACTACCATCCGTTTGCAGTGCTGGGTTTTGCTTAAAGCTCTCGTTCACATCAATACCACCGCGGCCACCCTCTAATGTTGAATCGGGAGCGGGGTACACTCTTTCGGGAGGCATATACTGACCGGGCACTGTCTGATTTGAAGTTTGATACTCTGCGACTTCTCGCTGCCCCTGCGGGACTGTTAAGGTTTCTAAATTAACTTCTGGATTTGACGATGCTTG